TTGAGCAAAGGTCTTAATAAGGATAAGTTGTTTGGTGAAGACTATACGTTGCAGTCCGAAAATGGTGATGGTGTTATTTGGGTATACCAGACTGTAGGTGACAGTGCAGTATATAAAGGATCGATTCTACAAATTAGCTTGAAAATTGGTCATGAGGATGCACAAATAGGTAAAGGGATAACTACTTTATCGTATGTGAAAGTTAAAAATCCAGATGGGTCAGATAAGACGGATTCGAGTGGTAAAAATGTTATGGTCTACCATAGCAAGATGAAAGAGAAACTTTTAGCTGCCTTACCTGGTAGGTTGTCTAAACAGAATGAATCTATAGATCCTGTTTTCGAGAAGGTTTTGTCTGAAGGTGTATTTACTAGGAAAGTTTTAGATAGGATAAAGAAAATAAGTCTCATTGCATCTAGCAAATTAAAGGGTCTATTGGGGATTGCAGTAGAGAAAATAAAATCGGCATTCAGTATATTAACCAGTAAGATAACTACACGAAATGCTGATAGGTATGTGAATTCATATCTGAAAAAGTTTAAAAGAAAGCATAAAAGACGTTTGAAAGAACAGTACTTGATAGAAGCATCGAATGCAGAAGTTATTAGTGCAATTGCTAACGATTCTAGATTGTATGCTCCGTTGATACAAGAAGTTTCAGAAAAGAGAACAACACTGATGGATAATATTAATGGAATAGCAGGAGATATCAAATTTGAGATCAATGCAGATGATGTTATTACGACCATAGACAATGAATTAGATGTTAAATATTTGATTTGCAATATAATGGCATTTGAGACTCTTGATAATTATTTCAATTCCATTTCTAGAAATCCTGATTCTAATGTTTTACGAGCTGCTTTGGATTTATCGGTTGGGTTGGTTGCAGATACGGTTATGGGTGAATCCATACTTCCAGTTATAAAGGTATTTGGTGTTGAAGGTGATAAGGTAAGTCATGTTGTGTTTTCCAGATCTGATTTTGATAAGTACGTAGATGTAGCAATTAAAGAGGAATTCCCTGCAGGTGGATTGAAGATTGTTCGATCAAGTAAGTCCAAATCAGATAATGACACTTCAGGATATTATGCGGTGTATTTGTGGGTATTTGGTGGTCTTAAAGATGGGAAACCTATATATTTTGAGTTCCAAATAAGAACAGGTGGACAGTCTGGTGGATTCCAATTTGCTATAGAAGCATCTAGGGATGCCGATCAAGGTGCTTTTGAAACTAAAATGAAACAAGAAGAATAATGTTAACTTTCAAACAGTACATACGAGAGAAAGAAGAAGAACCAATGAAAGCAAAGAAAAATTTGCATCTTGAACATATTGAAGATGAGATATTTAACTTTGGTACGTATGGTGCTAGAGAGTCTATTACTTTTTTGCAGTCGTTAAGGGATATGCTATCGGGAAGTTCATCCAGTAAGAAAGTTGAAGTGACTACTAAGTTCGATGGAGCTCCAGCTATATTTGTGGGAATTGATCCATATGATGATAAGTTTTTTGTAGGTACTAAGGGTGTTTTTAATGTCGATGCCAAGTTGGCGAAGTCACTTGATGATATACCCAAACTTGGGTATAAGGGGGCATTGGCAAATAAGTTGAAGGTTTCTTTTGAGGAACTTCAGAAATTGGGTATTAAAAATGTCATTCAAGGTGATTTATTGTACACTGTTGATGACTTAAAACCCGAAGTTGTGGATGGAATACGATATACTACTTTTCAACCTAACACTATTGTCTATGCTATAGAAGAAGGGTCAAATTTAGATAAAAAAATAAAGAACTCTAAGTTAGGAATCGTATTTCACACTACATATTCGGGTAAAACCTTACCAGAAATGTCAGCATCATTTGGTGCTGATGTCTCTGGTCTAAAGGAAACTCCAAGTGTGTGGTTTTCTGATGTAGAATACAAGGACTATAGTGGGGCAGTTTCTATGACGGACAAGGAAACGGAAAAGATTACTAAGTTGCTATCAGAAACTGGAAAAACTTTTAGAAAGATCAAGACTAAAGATTTGGATGAGTTTCTTGAAATCCAAAAGGATCTACCTAGTAGTGCTGTTGGTGCGTCTATAAAAACTTATAATAATTCGAAGATCAGAAAGGGTCAGAAAGTTACCAATCCAGTACAACATGCCAAAGATTACATTAAGTATTTCATGGAGTACTATGATACCAAGATCATAGCAAAGGTGAAACAGGAAAAGACTAAGAGTATCAAACGAACAGAAAAAAGTGCGTTTGTCAATTCATTTCGTAGGCATATGCCTATGCTGATGGAAATCATGAAAATGTACAACATGTTTGTAGAAGCAAAGCAGCTAATAGTTGATAAACTGGATAAGGGTGCAAGGAAATTTTCGAAGACTTTTGTTAGGACTGAGAATGGGTTCAAGGTCGTTAATGATGAAGGGTATGTTGCAATAGATCAAATGAAGGGGAATGCGGTTAAACTGGTAGATAGGTTGGAATTCTCATACAATAATTTCAATGGGATTAAAAGTTGGGATAAATGAAAACGTTGTTGAATGATTTGTGCTATTTGTTGCTGTATACTAGTGTAGGAAGGTGTTTTTTGGGTTTTCTGTGTGACATTGCATGGATATACGGATATATAAAAGGTAAAGTGCGGAAATTTTATCGGGGGTTGGTGAAATGAATATTGGAACTAATGGGCATATGTGGAGATCCTTAGAAGAAACTTTGGAGTTATTTGAGGGTGTTGAGGTAGTGGAAGTACCTATTGATTGGGTGAGTGGACAACGACATTGGGTTCATTTTCTTAATGTGAAAGAGGTTAGTAATTTGGACGGTGATATTTTAGAATTTGGTACTTTTGAAGGAAAATCGATTACAGAACTCGCAGAGTTATTCCCTGATAACCGAGTTTATGGTTTCGATAGTTGGGATGGATTACCCGAAGCTTGGAATTGTGGTGCTTTTATTTTACATGAAGGAGCTTTTAAAGTTGATGGATTACCAAAAGTTCCATCCAACGTTGCATTGATCAGAGGTTGGTTTGATGAAACTGTTCCGTTATGGAAAGATATGTTTGATGCTATAAAGGTACTACACATTGATTGCGATTTATATTCATCTACTAGGACTGTGTTAAATGGGTTGAATGAAAAGATAAAGAAGGGTACTATTATCGTTTTTGATGAATATGCATGTTTTGAAAATATGGGTGGGGTTTATACAGGTTGGGAACAACATGAATATAAGGCATGTATAGAGTGGCAATTAGTACATGACAGAGAAATAAAACCAATATGTAGGACTGATTTTGGTTCAGTCGTATTTGAGGTAATAAAATGAGGGCAGTTTTCACATTCGGTAGGTTCAATCCACCAACGGTGGGGCATGAGAAACTTATAAAGAAGGTATCTGAAGTAGCAAAGGGTAATGACTTCTTTATATATGCCAGTTTTACTCAAAATTCTGTTAAAGACCCACTTCCACATAAGGATAAAGTCAAGTGGATGAAGAAGGTTTTTCCTACATATAGGAGCAGAATAGTCTCTAATTCCAAAGCAAAGGACGCACTTGGGGTATTGGTTGAGTTGTATGGAAAAAACTATACGGACGTAGTGATGGTAGTGGGTTCCGATAGGGTTCCAGACTTCCAGAATTTGCTAAATAAATACAACGGTAAACAGGAAAAGCATGGCTATTATGAATTCAATACCATAAAAGTTGTCAGTGCAGGAGAACGTGATCCCGATTCTACTGGTGTGGAAGGTATGTCAGCATCCAAAATGAGGAAAGCAGTGGTAGACGGTGATATAGATTTGTTCAAGTCGGGAATACCAAGTGCAGTTAAGGATTCAATAAAGGCAAATTTATTTAATGCGGTGAAGAAGTACATGACCGAAAGGGCATTGACTGATTCTGAGAAAAAGACAAACAAGAATATAATTTTGGGATTTTCTGAATTCCTAGATGATATAAATATAAGTACTAAAAAGGGGTAATGACGGTGGAAGACAATAAAAAGGGTGCAATAGAATTTGATCAGACAACACTTACACCATTCTCTGATGCGAGTAAAGAAGGTGATATGGTGGATATGATCCGTAAAATAATGTCTGGACAATCAGATACTAATGGTTCGAAACCACAATCTTCCGATACAACAGTTGTAAAGAAGGTGGAAACTGCGTTAAAGGCAGAGGGAGAAAGTGATGATGTAGAACCAAAAAAAACTCCAGATAAGATAGATGGTAGGACTAGGGATTATAGAAGTACCGTTTCCAGAATAACCGATGGTAAGAAGAAGAAATCTGGTCAAGGTATAGATGGTCGTACCAAATCATATAAAACAACAATGAATCGTATAAATACACGTAGAGCAAGAAAGAGGGGGTAGTTAAAATGGCAGGATGGGGATTGAATCCAGCGGTAGATGGTAACAAACCATTTTGGTTGAGTGCAGAGGAGAAGGCAGCTTGTTATGCCACACCATCAGGGTGGGCAATACGACAACCGTCAGGAAACGAAGAAATATTAGTGGCAATAAGAGGATTGTCTGGTTTACTAGCTGGTGCAAACCTTACTAGTGTATTTTTTGATGCAACTAGTTACACAGCAGGTGCAACAGGGAATGTCATATTTGCATTTGATGAAGCAGTTTCGGTGGCAGCTGGAACAACAACAATAAAGGTTGATTATGATGGAATCACAGCTGGTGAAATTACAACGAGTACTCCAGCAGTTGCGGTCACTGGTGAAACTAACCAAGTAGCATTTCCGTTTACGGTTCCAAGCACAGGTACAATTGATACAACTGCGGGTGGTTCTATTACAACTCCTGGTTCTGGTTACACAGATGGAGCTGCTGTTGCAGTTACAATTAGTGGTGGAACAGGAAGTGGTTGTACGGCAACAGCTTCAATTGGTCAGGGTTCTACTCCAACTGGCGAAGTTGGTTCACTCACTATAACGGATGGTGGAGTAGGATTTCCATTCGGTGCTGTATTGACTATTACTGAAGGTAGTAATAACGATGCTAGGTTTACTGTTAGTAAGGTAGGTGGTGATTTAGGATTAGATATAGCAGATTTTCTTGAGATTAATGAACCTACACTTCCTGATGTAACGGATGCATCTGCCGATGTGATTGCTACGATTGCAGATACAACACCTACGGTTGCTGAAGGAAATCTCAGTGCCGCGTGGCAAGCAAGTCAAACTCACGGTGCGTTTGCACCTACTAGTACAGGTGTTGATGGTGCTAATGCAACTTTTTCAGTGAATACGGATGGTGCTGGACTTCCAACTGTCGCACTTGTAGCTGGTGGAAACGGATTTGGAGTTGGTGAAACGATAGTACTCACTGATCCAGGTACTAGTACAAGTACATGTACACTCACCGTTGCCACTCTTGAGGGTGGTGCAGTGTTAGGTTCAAATGCTGATATAGCAGATTCTGCTAAAATTGGTGGTGGTGGATCTGGTACGTATGCAGCTATAACATTGGCAGTTACAGCATAAGGTAACTATATGTCGTAATGTTTGATGACTTGACTGAAGAAAACTACATATTGTATGCGGTGAAGAATTATGACAACCATCAGTGTACTGGATTGAAGGAGTTCTATGACGATCTCAATTATATCAAGTACACTAAACGGTTGTTGAATAGGTATTTAACAACTGGTGTATTGAAGGAGAGGTTGATAATAAACCATCTCATATTTCTTTACAACAATTTTGAATCAGAAGCAATGACCAGAATTATCTTTCTGAAAATGGAAGAAAAATATTGGTCATTGCTTAAACCATTTTTAATACAGTTGAGTTATTTACCAGATGTTATCTACGGAATAGGTGGTAGAAATATAAACACAGACGAAATACCGTTAGATCAGCATTTTGTTGATCTGATGAGGGAAATTTAATGGGATTATTACAAACTGGTGTAGACTATTTTTTGGTGTATAGGTTCATAAAGGCCTTGACTACACCTTTCAATAAAACCAAAGCTTTTAAATTGGGGATTATTGACGATGAGGGTAACTTTCTCAAAAAGTATAAGGAACTGAAGACCAGAACTGAGAAGGAAGCATATGGTGCATATGATAGGATGATATGGAATCTCAAGAAGTTGATTGAGAAGGTTCCAATCATTGGGAAGGCACTTACTAGTTGGGCAGGTATGGCATATTTATTGCTCAAAGAACAATGTGGTGAAAACGAATTGTTGGAGATTAAACGTACTTGTTTTTTGAAGTACGCATGGGAAGATTTGGAAATTTTGGTAGAAGCACCTACGAACACATATAGTGGAAACATAGCTGGTTTACCACCTGATGATCCACCAGTATCTAAGAAGAATCAGAAAAAATACACCAAAAAGAATAGTTCATCGGGGAAATCAGGGAAGGCACGTGCAAAACTCAAGTCTAGAGGTTGAAATTAGTTTCATAAAGGAAAAGGTTACCACGTTGGAACAGAAGGTTGACACGATTCTCAACAACCATTTTCATGATATGGATATGAGGTTGACCAAAATGGAAACCACATTGTCGTTGGGGCATAAGGTTATGGCAGTCGGTGTTGGTATACCAGCATTGCTTGCATCCGCACTTTCAATTGCCACTTTCTTTGCCAAATAGTTTGGCATAGTAATTGCTACCTATATAGTATGAGTCTATTAATCGATACCAAATATATAAGCTTATTGTCACCCCAATTGGATAAATTCAAGAAGAAGGGTGACTACTTATGGAATTTCCGATGTCCAATCTGTGGAGATTCCCAAAAGAAGAAAAACAAGGCAAGGGGATATTTCTATAGGAAGAAAAATGACATGTATTATAAATGTCATAATTGTAATTATGGAACAACGATGTCGAATTTCATCAAGGAAGTTGATGAGAGTTTACACCAACAATACAGAATGGAGAGATGGAAGAATGGTGAAAATGGATTTTCTAATTACCAGAAACCGAAGGTTGAATTAGAAAATTCAGATTTGTTTAAGAAACCAATATTTAGAACGTTTAAATCTAAGTATGCAGTTCCAATCAGTAGGTTGGATGACTATCATGTAGCAAAAAGGTACTTGATTGCCAGAAAAATACCATGTGCAAATGAGTTGTTCTATACTGATGTTTTTGGATTATTTGCCAGTGACTTGATATCAGACCGATATGAGAACTTGAAAAAAGATGATGCTAGAGTACTAATACCTTTTTATGACATTGATAAAAAATTATTAGCAGTTCAAGGTAGGAGTATAAGTGGATCAGAACTACGATACATCACAATCAAGGTGGAAGAATCGTATCCGAAAATCTATGGGTTGGATAAAATCAATTTTCAAGATCGCATATACGTGTCTGAAGGCCCTTTTGATAGTATGTTTCTTCCTAATAGTGTTGCTATGGCTGGTAGTGATGGGATTTGCGATAATGAGTTTTTTCCTGTCAGAGTAAAGGGTGAAGTGGTTTTTGTATTCGACAACGAATGTAGAAATTTGGAAATAGTTAAAAAAATGTTGAAGGTTTCTGAGGATGGGTATAGTGTATGTGTGTTCCCAAAAACCGTCAGAGAGAAGGATATAAATGACATGATTTTGTCTGATTTTACCCAAGATCAGGTATTGGATATTATAAATACTAATACCTACAGTGGTTTAAAAGCAAAGGTGAAAATTAATGCATGGAGAAGATGTTGAGATGGGTATGTATGATTATGTGAGAGTCCAAATGAAGTTGCCAGGTGTAGCATATGGTAAAAACATTCCAAAAGAATTAAATATCAATGAAAATTGTTTGTTCCAAACCCAATCTATGGAGAAGGAATTGAACTATTATACTATTGATCCAAATGGTATGTTGTGGTGTTCCGAATGGAATCGGGTAATGTGGTCTGGTGTAATGAAATTCTATACATTTGATCGTTGGAATCACGGAGTGTCGGAAGCAACAACACTTGGACATTGGTATGAATTTAAAGCAAAAATAAAGAAGGGTGTAGTACAGAGTTGTGAATTAATAAAACGGGAGGCATTAAGTCGTGAAAGGATTTAAGCAGTTTAGTTATGAACCAATTGCAATAGACGATTTCGGAAAGGATAGCACAAATTTGAATGCTATTACAGAAGCTGGATTGTCTAGGATATTGCAAAAGGTCAAGCAGGAGGATAACGATTTTGTTATCATTACTGCATATCGTGGTGAAATGGATAAAAAACAGAAGATATCTAAGAATAAGGAACTACGAGATTGGTTCAATCGAAATAAGATGGGTGTGTATCAGTTGGTAGGGCATTGGAGAGAGTGTTCAGTACAAGGTGTGAAGTATGAAGATTGCCCAACAGACAAATTGGTAGACGTAATTGAGAGGTCTTATCTAGCAGTTAGACCAGATAATATGAAACCAAAGGACTTTTTCCAGAAGATGAAATATTTGACCAGTTTGTATAAACAAGATGGTTCGGTTATCAAGATAAAGGAATTATTTGGTGATGAGGTACAAATTGTTAGTGGTGATGGTTCTACGTTTGGTGTGGGTAAGAATATAGCGTTGGGTAAAATTGCACAAGCATATAGTCAGCATGTCAAGAAATTAGAAGTACCTTTCGTGTTTGAGGGAGTTGAAGTTCCAGCGACCAATATGGGTAGGCAATTAGCACAAATTATAAAATTCCATTATCCAGTGGGGGAATGGACGGATTTGAGAAGTTGGGAAGAAATATAAGGAGAGTAGAAGTGGAGAAGAATTTAGAGATTTTGAGTGATCTAACACATCACATGAAGTACGCAAAGTACGTTCCAGAGAAAAATAGGAGAGAAACGTACAGTGAAACAGTTGATAGAAACAAGAAG